ACAGCATTTTGGGATTTCCGAAATGAGTTCGACTCTCGATTTCTCGATGCGATTTCCAGATCCACCGATGCGCACAGCATCGGAGGATCGCATGAAACTTTCGTCGCCGAATATGAAACCGCAGTTCCAAAATGGGGAGCGCGGTTGCGTCGATGACGCGCGCGACAGGCTGGTCGCCTATCTGCGCAAGCGTCATCCCACCAAGACGAGCGAGGCGATCGCCGCCGAGACGGGCGTGATGTCGCCGGCGGCGGCGCGCAAGATGCTCAACCATCGCTCGGGGCCGAGCTTCGATAATTTCCTGGCCCTGACGCGCACCTATCGCGCCGAATTCCTGGTCGCGGTGATGGGATCGGATGCGCCCGAGAGCCTGCAGCTGGCCGCGCTCGCCGAACGGCGACAGCGCTATGAGGAGGGCGTCGCCGAGCTGCGGGCGAAATGCGGCATCGACGATGTCGACGGCAAGCGGAGATGATCCATGCGCGCCGTCTATCTGCGCCTCGCCTGGCTCACCGCTTTCGGGCGCGACGCTCTGCTGTTCGTCTCCCGCTGGATTTGCTGGCCGCTTTTGGCTCTGTCGAGTCTCCTCGACCGCGCCGCGCTCTATTGCGAATCACGGGTGCGGCAATGGCCTTGAGCGCATCGCTGATCGAGCAGGTCTATGCTCTGCGGCGGGCCGGGTGGGCCTATAGCGAAATCGCGCGGAAGGTCGGCATATCGCGCGGCTCGGCCGCTGGCCTGCTGGACCGGGCGCGAAAGGCCGGCCAGGTCTTTCCGGAGCGTGAGAGGTCGAGGCGAAAAGCACGAGAACGGGTGTCGACGAAGCGCGCGGCTCCCGCCGATCCGGTCGCCGCCACGCCGTTCGGGGCGGACGCCCCGGCCGAGCATCATCATCAAGATCATCATGATGATGATGCTCGGCGCCGCATCTCGCCGCCGGAGGCGGTCGATCCCGCCCTTTACGAGCCGCGCCTCATCCGGCGCGGCGGCGAGACGATCTATGAGGTCCGTGTTCCGCTCGGGCGTAAGAGCGTTTTCCAGCTGCGCGAGGGCGATTGCCGCTTTCCCTTCGGCGACACGCGGCAAGGGGGGGTGAGCTTTTGCGGCGAGCCGGCGCTCGAAGGGCGCTCCTGGTGCCGCGCGCATGCCGAGATCGTCTATAGGCCCAAGGAGGGCGCTAGACGTGGCTGACCTCTTCGATGGCCTCGCCCCGCCGCCGAAACCGGCGAAGGCCCCCTCCCCCGCCAAGGACGCACGCGAGCTGCTGAAGGCAAAGACCTGCGCCTTCTGCGGTATGTGGCCGGCTCCATTCGGCTATGGCGACCCACGCCGGCTCGAGGCGATGCAGTGGGCGTGCGCAGCACATAGGAAGCTGCTCGGATGAAGCGCGAGGAAATCGATCTTCTGTCGCAGCTGCTGCGCGACGGCGCCGAGATCTCCGAGGCGGAGATCGAGCGATTCCGCAGGTGCCTGTTGGATGATGGGTGGAGCGTCGAGGTGTACAGCAGGGAACAAGCCGCATGCGCGCGGCTCTACATGTCGATCTCCGCCGCGATCATCCTGCGCTTGTCGGCGCAGCGCGCGGTCTTGCCGCAAAGGCGCGCCGGCGAGGTTTTCGATTTCAAATATGAGGGAATGGGCTTCGTCGCGACGATCGGCCGATATCCTGATGGATCGAGACCGGATGGCGGCCGCATCGGCGAGATTTTCCTCAACGGCGCCAAGCTGGACAATCAGACGGATTTCTATGCGCGTGACCTCGGCATGGCGCTCAGCTTCGCCCTGCAATATGGCGCGACGCTCGCGGAGCTGCGCCGCGCCATGACGCGCGACGCCACGGGAAAGCCCCAGGGGCTCGGCGGGCATGTGCTCGATCTGATCGGGGAGCTGCAATGAGCGAGAGACGCAAGCATGCGCGCGCGGGCGAGCGCTGGCCCGGCTATTTCAGCAAGCCTAAGCCGCGCGTCCCGGTCGACGTTCCGAAATGGGTGCCGAGGGACTATGTCGCCGATTACGAGCTGCTCGCCGATCTCGAGGGCGAGGAGGCTGCGGCCTCCTATGTGCGCGGACTGAAGCGCGCGGCGGCGGCGCGGCGATGAGCACGGATGCAGCCTGGCGCGAATGGATCGAGGATGCGCGGCGCGTGAGCGTCGCCGCATTCTGTCGCTCGCGCGGCATCAAGCTGAAGGGCGGCGACATCGGTCAGCCATGTCCGGCGTGCGGCGGGCGAGATCGCTTTCGCGTGAATTTCCGCAAGAATGTCTGGCGCTGTCGCGAAGGCTGCGATTCGCGGCTCGGCGGCGACGCCATCGCGCTGGCGCAGCATGTCGACGGAACGCAATTCCTCGCCGCCGTCGAGGCGGTGACCGGGCGCCCGCCGCCGGACCGCGACGCCGCCGAGAGCGCGGAGGAGCGCCGCGCGCGCGAGAAGCGGCTCGCCGAGGAAGCCGAGAAGCGCGCGGCGAAGGCGGTCGAGGATGAGCGCGTCGCGGCATTGTTCCGCGAGGATCAACGCAAGCGCGCGCATCGCATCTGGCGCGACGCCGCGCCGGCCGCCGTCTCGCTGGTCGAGGATTATCTCACCCTTCGCGGCGTCGCTCTGCCGCCGCGGGCGCGCCTCAGATTTTCGCGGGATCTCCCTCTCTGGAATCGGCCGGGGGGCGCGATCATTCATCGCGGCCCGGCGATGGTCGCGGCGATCGAAGGGCCGGACGGGCGCTTCTCAGGCGTGCACCGCACCTGGATCGATCTCACGCGGCCGAAGGGGAAGGTCGAGATTCGAGACGCCGATGGCGAGGCGATCGATGTGAAGAAGGTGCTGGGATCGAAGAAGGGCGGCTCGATCTTTCTCGCGCTCGGCGACGGGTTCGACGATGGCGCGAAGCCTGTCCGTGTGTTCATCGGCGAAGGCGTCGAGACCGTGCTGTCCGTCTATTGCGCGCTGCGCGACGCGGGCTCACCCTTGCTGCATCTCGCCGAGTTCCGATCGTCGGTCGACCTTGGCAATCTTTGCGGCAAGGCGAAGGGGCGCGTGCGTCATCCGACGCTCGTCAAGGCGGACAAGAACAAGCATCCGCGGCCCGTCTTTGTGCCGAGCGCCGAGCCGGATTTCGACTCCGATTGGCCCCTGATCCCGATCGCGGAAAATGTCGCCGATCTCTATCTGCTCGGCGACGGCGACAGCGAGCCCTTCGCGACGCGCCTCGCGCTCGAGCGCGCGGTGAAGCGCTATGCGGCGGCCTGTCCCTGGCTGACGATTCACCTCGCGATGAGCCGGCCGGGCGTCGACTTCAACGATATGCGAATGGAGAGGGCTGCGGCATGAGCGGCGACGATATCGTGCGCGCCATCGAGACGGCGGAAATCCTCGCCTTTCCGAAGGCCTCGAAATCCGCGGATGATCCCTCTTCCGCAGGCGGGGGCGGCGGCGGCGCTCCGCCCGACGAACCTCCCCAGACGCCGCCTGAAGACAGCGATGATGATGAGAGCGGCTTCGATCCGATCGAAGCGCTCAATGCCGAGTTTTCTCTCGTTTCGCTCGGGACCGGCATGCGCGTCTTCCGTGAGCAGCCATCAAAACCGATCGAAAATCGCCAACGCATTCTGACGGTCCAGGCCTTCAGCATATTGCTCGCCAATCGCTTCGTGAAAGTCCGCGTGAGACGAAGACAGGAGGATGGCTCCTATAAATGGACCACCTCCTATAAGAAGGCTGCGGACTATTGGCTGCAGCACAAAGATCGCCGTACGTTCGACGGGGTCGAGTTCTGGCCGAATCCCGACGGAGTCGCCGGCGTCGACGGCTATCTCAATCTCTATCGGGGGCTCGCCCTCGCGCCCGATCGCACAACGCCCGCCGGGGAGCGATGGAAACGTTATAAGATTTTCCGGGACCATCTGCTGAACAATGTCGCGTCCGTCCGCACCATGCATTTCGCGTGGATATGGGCGTGGATGGCTCATCTCATCCAGCGACCGCGCGAGCGTATTGGCACTGCGATTGTGCTGCGCGGGCGGTTCGGCGTCGGTAAAAGCACGTTCGGCGACGTCATCGGCCGCTTGATCGCGCCGCATTACTTCCTGGTCGACGATCAGCGTTATGTGACCGGCCAGTTCAACACGCATATGGCGACCTGCACGCTGTTGCAGATCGACGAGGGTGTGTGGGCGGGAAATAAGGAGATCGAAGGTCGATTGAAAGGCCTCATCACCTCCGCGACGCAGATGATCGAGGCGAAAGGGATCGATGCGATTGCAGTCAAGAATTATGTGCGATTGATCTTCACGTCCAACAATGAATGGGTGGTGCCGGCCGGATTGGACGAGCGGCGGTTCGCCGTGTTCGACGTCGGCGACGGCGTCAAGGAAAATCACGGTTATTTCCGTGAAATGTGGGCCGAGCTCGAAAATGGTGGGCTCGAGGCGTTGCTCGCAGATCTACTCGATTTCGATCTCGACGCGCCGGGCGCGCCGAACTTGCGATTGGTGCCGCGCACCGAGGCGCTGCTCGATCAGAAAATCCGCTCGCTCGATCCGATAAACGCATGGTTTCTCGCCCGGCTCGAGGACGGGACGCAGACACATCGCGCCAGTGGCTGGCGAAAGCGGATCCCGACAGTGACCTTGTTCAACGATTACTTGCGATCGACCGAGCGTATCGGTGTGCGCAGGAAGGCAGCGGAAACCGAGTTCGGCCGGCGTTTGCGTAAGCTCGTGCCAGGGATCGAGCGCGTGAAAGCGACGGAGGATATCGAGGTTCTCGAGGATGGACGAATGAATGTCGTTCGCAAGCAGGTCTGGTGCTTGGTGTTTCCATCTCTGGCCGAGTGCCGCGCCGCTTTCGAGGCGCAGATCGGTCAGCCCTACGATTGGGGGGAGGACATCGACGCCGAGCCGGCGAAGGGCGAGGAAGCGGAGGACGAACCCGGTCTCTGATATCCCACCTATCCCACATCTGGAGCGAGCTGCAGGGAAGTGGAATGCGTATATATAATTGAATTTAAACGCATTATCCCACCTATCCCACATATCCCACCTCTTTCCACGCGTATGCGTGCGTGCGCGAAGAGCGCGATGCCTGCCGGCCAGGAATGGCAAACAGGTGGGATAGGTGGGATAGGTGGGATAACCCAAATCAATACAGTTGCTTGTGTTATCCCACATTGTTTTTCTCGGAAGGGGAAGTGGGATAGGTGTGATAATGGCCGAGTGGAGGGCAAAATGGTCGAGCGATGGTATGTGGTCGAGGCTTACGAGGGTCATGACGAGGATGTCGCGCTGCGGCTATGTGCGGCCCGGTTGCAAGCGTGGCGGCCCGTGCATGTGGTGAGATCGACGACGCGGGACAGGCTGTCCAAGTCCGGCCGTCTGGCGCGCCGAGTGATCAAATATCCTCGCTTCGGCCGATATGTGTTCCTGCGCGCCGACCTCGACGGCGAGACGGGCAGTAGTCTACTGCGGACAGTCGCCGATATGCGTCATGTGGTCGACTTCCTGCGGCCAGGATCGCAGGAGCCGCCGTCCCCCGTGCCTGATGATCTGATTGCCTTCTATCGGCGAGCGAAGCTGCCTCGGCCGTCTGCCGAAGAGGTAGCGCGGTTTGCGCCGGGCGACACCGTGCGTGTGACCGAGGGGCCATTCTCCGGCTTTCGTGCATCAGTTCAGGATATTGACATCAAGGCGGGCAGTGTGCGTATTCTTGTGTCGATCTTCGGCGGCCCGACGCCCTTGGTTATCGAGGTCGGGCACATCGAGCTTGTGGAGCAAGGCCGCCGGCCTCCGATCAAGTCGATGTCCAAGCACCGCGCAGGCCGATCTGCGCGCGAAGCGAAGCTTTGCCTCCAATCATGACAAGGGACGAATGGCCAGGGCTCCCCGCACTGCGCCGGCCGCTGGTCGGCGTTCCGGCTCTGGCGAATTGAAGGCCGAGAGCGCGCGCCAGTTCGATCGCTGGCGCCGCGAGCGCGATCCTTGTCGCGCTTTGTATGGCCTGCGCCGATGGCGCGCCAAGAGCAAGGCGCAGCTCGCCGCCGAGCCTCTATGCCGGATGTGCCAGGCCGAGGGCGTGGTGACGGCGGCGACCGTCGCCGACCATATCGAACCGCATCGCGGCGATCCCGAGAAGTTCTGGAACGGTGCGCTGCAGAGCCTCTGCGGCTTCCACCACAACCGCGACAAGCAACGCGCCGAGCGGGCAGTGGCGCGATAGGGTGACCGCGGGCGGTCGACACTACGCAGACACCTCATTGAGGGCGAGCCTCACGCACATCCACGTAGGCGCAGCAGCGACGCGGGGCGACAAGTAAGGGCTATCACCTATGCGAGGGGGGTAGCAAATCTTCAGGGGCCACCTTCCCGCGACCGGGCCCTTAACCCGGCAAAAAATGCCGCGTTATTCTGGAAACTTTTTTTGTTGTAGGGACGATGGGCCGCCGACCTGACACGCCGCAGATGCAAGCCGCCAAGGGCGGCCCGGGCAAGCGCATGTCCAAGGCGGATCGCGCGCTCGCCGAGGCGGAGCGGCTCGCGGGCGTCATCGCCGCGGCGCCGGCGGAGTCGAGCGACCCTTTCGCCCCGCCGGTCATGCTGCTCGACGATCGATTGAAGCCGGCGCTCACAGTCTGGCGCGATCTCGCCGCCGAGCTGCGCGAGATGCACATCGTGCAGAGCCTCGATCGCTACGCTTTCGCCGTCCTCTGCATCTCGATCGCCGACTATTTCGCCGCCGTTGACAACATCCTCGTCAACGGCGCGCAGTATTGGGCCAAGACACACGGCGGCAACAAGATGCTGCGCGTCAACCCGGCCGTCATGGTCAAGGAGCGGCTGGCCAAGTTCATCTTCGACGCCACCGCCGAGTTCGGTCTCACGCCACTGCGCCGCTACGCCCTCCTCCGCGAGCAGTCGCAATATGGCGGCGGTCCGCGGCCCGGCGGCGGCGCCTCCGCTCCGGAGACGCGTGAACCGAGCGCCGGCGCCGACGACGATCTCATTGGCTTGGCGTCGCGGCACGATTCGAAGCCGCCGGTCACGCTGCAGTAGGATCCGCACGCATGCCTTCGCCTGCGGCCGCGGCGGGCGATACTCCGCCGCTCGCGCGCGATCTCCCCGACTTCATCGCTCGCGGCGCCGCCGAGGGCTGGACATGGGCGGAGATCGCTTGGCGCCGCGCCGCCGCCGTCGAGGGCGCCTGGTATGACGTGGCCAAGGCCGACTTCATGGTCGACCTCTGGCCGAAGATTTTCCGGCTGACAGATCTGCGTTTCGCTGGTGTTCCGTTCCGGCTGATGCTCTGGCAGGAAATCGCCGTCAGGCTGTTTTTCGGCTGGCGGGTCCCGACCGAGATCGTCGATCCGCAAACCGGCGAGAAGGCATGGGTCCATGTTCGCCTATTTCGTCGGCTCCTACTGTGGATCGCGCGCAAGAACGGCAAGACGGAATTACTCGCCGCATTCGCCCTCGCCGTCTGGGCGATCGACGCGGTCTATGGCGGCCAGGGCTATTGCTTCGCGCTCAATGAAAAGCAGGCGAAAACGGTCCTCAACAAGATGAAGGCGATGATCGCGCTGGAGCCTCGCCTCGCGAGAGACCTCGCCGTCTTCCACAAGTCGATCTGGTGCGCGCGCATGCTGGCCCGCTTCGAGCTTCTGACCGGAAAGGCGGCGGGCAAGCATGGCTTTTCGCCCTATGTCTCGGTCGGCGACGAGATGCACGAATGGGAATCGCGTGATCTCGACACCACGATACGGCAGGGCATGGGCGCCCAGCTGCAGCCGGTCGAGCTGTTCGCCAGCACAGCCGGACTGAAGAGCGCCGTCACGGGCTATGACCTCTTCAAGGAATCGAAGGCGATCCTCGAGGGACCGATCGCGCCGCCCGAGCGCGGCGCCGACACCGGAGAAGGCCTCTATGCGCCGCGCTCGCTCGTCGTCATGTTCGCGCTGGAGGACGAGGATGATTGGGAAGATGAAGCCAATTGGCGGCGCGTCAATCCCAACCTCGGCCTCTCGCCGACCATCGACTTCCTGCGCGACGAATATTCCTACGCGCACGGCAACCCCCGCGCGGAATCGCATTTCCGTCGCTACCACCTCAATCAATGGGTGGACGCCGTCACCCGCTGGCTTCCTGCGAAAAAATGGGATGCATGCTGCGAGTCGAAGAACGATTGGAAGGCTTTTCCGGAGCGCCTGAAAGGCCGCAAGTGCTATCTCGGCTTCGACCTCAGCGTGAAAAAGGACATCACCGCGCTCGTCGCTCTGTTTCCGCCGGAGGGCGACGACGACAAGACACGCGTGATCTGCCGCTTCTGGGTTCCGGCCGACGCCATCGAGCCACGATCGAAAGAAGATCGCGCGCCCTATGACCGCTTCCTCCGCATGGAAGCAATCGAGACCTGTCCCGGCGATTACATCGATCAGAACCTCATCGGCGCGGCGATCAAGGAAGCTATAGCTTGCTATGACGTTCTCGGGATCGGCTATGACGATTGGAACGCGGCGAAGCTCTACACTGATCTGACCGATGACGGCGTCGACCCGGAACTCTTCCGCGTCGTCAAGCAGACGATCCCGCATCTGACCGAAGCGTCAAAGCATTTCGAGGGGCTCGTCTACACGGGCAAGCTTGATCATGGTGGCAATCCCGTGCTGCGCTGGATGGCGCTCAACGCCAATGTGATCTCCGACACGAACGGTAATTTCAAGCCGAGCAAAAAGCACTCGCGCGAGAAGATCGACGGAATCACCGCCGCCGTCTGCGCCGAGGCAGTCGCTCTGACGGCCGAAGACAAAACCTCCAACTATGAAACCGATTCCATCATCATTGGCTAAGGCGGATCCGAAGTGACATACGCTGTCGCATCGAGACTGAGCGTCGCGCGACGCCTGCGCCACGCTGCGGCCGCTCCTGCGCCGCGCGCAAGCGGACAAAGCTTCGCCGGTTTCGACGATCCGGCATTTCTCGAATTCGTCCGCACCGGGCGAAATTCAGTCTCGGCCTACGAAACATCCGCGGTTGTGCGCTGCATCGATCTGCGCGCTGGCGCCATCGGCATGCTGCCGCTACGTCTCATGCGCAAGGCGGCGGCGGGTGGCGGCGTGGCGGGAGAAGCGGATGATCATCCGCTTTTTGATTTGCTCATGCATGAGCCAAACGCCTTTCAGACGGCTTATGAGTTCAAACGACTGATGGAGATGCGCGTTTTGTCGGGCGGCGACGCCTTCGCGCGCATCGTTCGCACGGGGCCACGCGTCGCCGGACTGCTGCCGATCGAGCCCGCTGGCGCCGATGTAGAAGTTCAAGGCGACGGCCGACTGCGCTATCGTTTCACACAAAGCAATCGCAGCTTCGATCTGCCGCAAGAGGAGGTGTTTCACCTGCGCGGCTTTTCCGTCGACGGCGTGCGCGGCCTCTCGATGCTGACGCTCGCCGCCGAAGCGATCGGCCTCTCGCGCGAGGCCTCCGCGTCGCTTTTCTCGATCTATAAGACAGGCATGGCGGCCGGTGGCGCGCTCAAACATCCAGGCAAACTCAGCAAGCCGGCAAAAGAGGAGCTGAAGCAACAGCTAGAGAGTTACGCTGGATCGAAGAACCGTGGTCGTTTCATGGTCCTCGACGAAGGTATGAATGTCGAGCATTTCCAGCAGACGGCCAAAGACGCGCAGACGATCGAGACAGCGCGTCACATGGTCGAGGAGATCGCCCGCTTCTTCGGCGTCCCGCGCCCGCTGATGGGAATGGACGATACGTCCTGGGGCTCCGGCGTCGAGCAGCTCGCCATTTTGTTCGTGCGCTTCGGCCTCGCCCCGAGCTTCGCCAATTGGGAGCAAGCTATCCGCCGCTCTTTGCTCACCCGCGAGGAAAAGCGCCGCTACACGATCGATTTCGATGAGCGTGAATTGCTGCGCGGCTCGATGAAGGATCAGGCCGAATTCTTCGCCAAAGCGTCCGGCTCCGGCGGGCACAAGCCGTGGATGGAGGCGAATGAAATCCGCGATCTCGTCGGGCTTCCGCCGCGTCCGGACGGCGTCGGCCTCACGCCTCCCGGCGTCCAGCCGCCCGCATCCCCGCAACAATGAGGCCGCCCCGATGTCGCTGCGCCAGCTTCCCGCCGTCAAAGCCTTCGAACGTCCCGAATCCTATCAGTGGGATGCGCCCTCGTCGGCGCTGGAGCTCTGGGCCGCGGCGCCCATGGTCGCGCCCATGGCCGCGGCTGAATCCGATCAGACGATCACGATCTATGACGTGATCGGCGAGGACTACTGGACCGGCGGCGGCTTCACGGCGAAGCGCATGGCGGGCGCTCTGCGCGCGATCGGCGAGAAGCCCGTCACCATCGCCATAAATTCGCCGGGCGGAGACATGTTCGAAGGCCTCGCCATCTTCAACATGCTCAGGGATCACAAGGCAGAGGTCTCCGTGAAGGTGATGGGCCTCGCCGCCAGCGCCGCCTCGCTGATCGCCATGGCAGGCGATCAAATCCTGATGGGCCAGGGCTCATTCCTGATGATTCACAACGCCTGGGGCGTCGTCGTCGGCAATCGCCACGACATGCGCGCCGGCGCCGATATGTTCGAGCCCTTCGACTCGGCGATGGCGGAAATCTACGCCGCGCGCTCGGGCCAGACGGGCGACAAGATCGCGGCGATGATGGACGCCGAAACCTTCATCAATGCAAAGGATGCGCGCGACCTCGGCTTTTCGGACGGAGATTTCGCCGCGCCGGAGAGCGAAGGCGCATCGAACAGCGGGGCCGATGCGCGCGTCCAATCGCGCCGCCGCCTCGAAGCTCTTCTCGCGAAACAGGGCGTGCCGCGTTCCGAGCGGCGCAAGATGTTTCGCGACGCCGGCATGCGCGACGCTGCCGATCCCGCCACGCCTCGCGCTGGCTCACACCCTGCGGCCTTCGACATGGCCGCCGCCGAGCGGCTGCTCGCGACCCTCAAATCTTAAAAAAGGACGAAACATGAGCATACACACCTCGCCGCTCGCCTATCGCGGCGTGACGCGCCTGCGCGCGGAAGGCGACCCGAACAAGATCCTCGTCGAGCTAAACAAGGCCTTCAGTGACTTCCGGGCGGCGCATGACGAGCAGCTGCGCGGGATCGACAAGCGCTTCGCCGATGTGGTGAGCGCCGAGAAGGTCGATCGCATCAATGCTGCGGTCGGCGATCTGCAGGCGGCGCTCGACGAAGCCAATCAGCGCATCGCCGCGCTCGCCTCCGGCGGCGCCGGCGGCGCGCCAGGCCGTCCGCGCGACGCCGAATATAGCAAGGCCTTCCTCGCCCATATGCGTCGCGGCGACGTGCAGGCCTCGCTCAACAAGGGCACTGCATCCGAGGGCGGCTATCTGACGCCGGTCGAATGGGATCGCACGATCACCGATCGGCTCGTCAAAATCTCGCCGATGCGCGCGATTTGCCGCGTGCAGTCGGTCTCGACGGGCGGCTTTTCCAAGCTCTTCAACAATCGCGGGACGGCGTCAGGCTGGGTGAACGAAACCGCCGCGCGTCCCGTGACGGCGACGCCGACCTTCGGCACCCTCACCTACACGCCGGGCGAAATCTACGCCAATCCGTCGGCGACGCAGGGCATGCTCGACGACGCCGAGGTCGATGTCGAGTCCTGGCTCGGCGACGAGGTGCAGACCGAATTCGCCTATCAGGAAGGGCTCGCATTCGTCTCGGGCGATGGGGCGAACAAGCCGAATGGCGTGCTGACCTATATCACCGGCGGCGCCAATGCGGCGGCGCATCCCTGGGGCGCCATCCTCACCGTCGTCAGCGGCGCTGCGGCGGCTTTGACCTCGGACGGAATCGTCAATCTCGTCTATGCGCTGCCCTCCGAATATACCGCCGCCGCGCGCTTCGTGATGAATCGCGACACACAGAACAAGGTGCGTCTGCTCAAGGATGGCCAGGGCAATTATCTGTGGCAGCCCTCCTATCAGGCAGGCCAGCCGGCGACGCTCAACCAATATCCGATCACCGAAATGGCAGGCATGCCGAATGTCGCCGCCGGCGCCAAGCCGATCCTTTTCGGCGATTTCGGCATGGGCTATCTGATCGTCGATCGCACAGGCGTGCGCGTGCTGCGCGACCCGTTCAGCAACAAGCCCTATGTCAGCTTCTACACGACGAAGCGGGTGGGCGGCGGCCTGCTCAATCCCGACGTGCTGAAGGCGATCACCATCTCGGCGTGACGCCGGTCGCGCGGCTCCGCGCGGCTCCTGGCGAGTCGCGCGCTCATGAAAGGACGATGATCGTGAAACTAGCGAAAGACTTTTATTGCGCGCCTAAGGGCGAAATCTATCCGCGCGTCATTCCGGCTGGCGAAGCCTGCCCGCCGGAGCTCGTCGACTCGGCGCGTGCGCTCGGCCTGCTCGAGGAAGAGGAGAAGAACGCGGGCGACGGCAAGGCCGGCGGCAAGGCCGGCGCCGATAAGAACGCCGGCGGCGCGACCGGCGCGGGCGCGTAATCGCCATGTCCGGCGTCTGGCGCGTCGTTGCGCGCTCCTCGACTCCTCTCGTCTCGCTCGCCGAGGCGAAGCGCCAGACGAATACCGAGGATTTTACCGACGACGATGCGCTGCTCTCCTCGCTCTGCGAGCTGGTGACGCATCATCTCGATATCGGCGGCGGCCTCACACGTCGGCCTCTGCTCACACAGACCTGGGAATATCTCGCGCCGGGGCCGATCTGCAGCGCCGACCTGCTCGAGGCGCGGCTGCGCAAGCTTCCCCTATCCACCGGCTTTCGGCTCGATCGCGCGCCGCTACAGGCGGTCGAGAAGGTCGAGGCAATGCAGAGCGGCACCTATGTCGAGATTCCGCGCGAGCGCTTCGTAACACGGCGCCTCTCCGATGCGGCGACATGGCTGCGTCTCGCCGCCGATCTGTCCTGGCCGAACTGCGATGTCGACGAAGAGGCCTGGCGTATCACCGTCCGCCTCGGCTATGGCGATGCGGCAAGCGATGTCGAGCCGGCTCTCCGTCACGCCGCATTGCTGCTCCTCGGCCACCTCTATCAGAATCGCGAAGCGGTGAGTGCCGCCGGCAATCTCACGGAGATCCCCTTGGGATTCGAGTCGCTCATCGGGCCCCATCGTTTCCACGATATTTAGGCGAGGAGACCTCGATGTCGGACGCAGACTGCGGACATCAAAGGACGGTCGCCCAACTGCATCGACTGCTTGCCGAGGCCCGAGCGGAGACGGCTCGCTGGCGTGCAGCCGCCGAAGCGGCGCGGAGCAAGACCGCGGAAGTGGTCGAGACGCTCGAGGCCTATAAGCTCCGAACGTCCCTACGCATCCGCGATCTCGAGTATGAGCGCGACTGTCTGCGGAGCCGAGTCGATGCGCTCGCCTCGCAGCTCCGTGATCCGGCCGCCTGAGGGCCCACAATGCTCGCTGGCCGCATGCGCGACAAGATCACGATCCGCCGGCGATCGGTCGAGGCCGGAGCGCCGGGCGGCAATGCGCGCGGCGCCTTCGTCGACGCCTTCTCCACCCGCGCGTGGACGGTCCAGCAAAATGGCGTGAAGACGGTCGAGGCCGGCCTCGCCGAGGATCAGGCGCGCATGGTGCTGCGCGTCTACGACTGCGCCCGCAATCGCACCATCACCGCCGCCGACCGCGTCAAGATCGACGAAGAGGAATGGTCGATCGAGACGGTCGCGCGGCCCGACAAGGTGAGGCGCATGATCGAGATGATCGTGGTGCGGAAGGTCGGCGGGTAGAGAGAGGGCTACGGCATGGCGCGCGTGAAGGTCACCCATGATCACATCGTCGAGGCGACGCCGAGCGTAAACCTGCTCTATCGCGCCGGCAGCGAGGTCACGGCGCCGCGCGCTCATGTCGACTCGATCGTCGCTGCCGGACATGGCGAGCGCGTTCCGGCGCGAAAATCGAAGGCCCCGGAAACCACTGAGCAGGAAGAGGAGAAGAAGTTGTGAGCGAGAGCGTCATGTCGAGGCTCATCGAAAGGATTGCGGCCGCGCCGGCTGTGGGCGCCGGGGCTGCGGCGTGATTCCCGTCAACGCCTTCAAGGCCGCCTTGATCGCGGCCCTTCAGGCAGACGACGCGGTCGCCGGGATTCTCGGCGCCCGCATTTATGACGAGCCGCCGCGGGACAAGCGCGAGGATGAGGCGGACCTCGTCGCCAGCCCTTGGGCCTATCTCGGCCCGATCTCCGCCACGCGCGTCGCGAGCGATTGCGGCCCCGGCTGGGAGCTGCGCATTCGCATCTTCACGGCTTCGGCCGATTTCGGTCGGGACAAAGTCTGGGATGCGATGAATGCGATTCTCGACGCGATAGACAGCGAGACATTCACGCTCACCGCGAGGGGACTGGAGCTCGACGTCTTTCCTGTGCTCGAGAGCGACGGCGATCAGCTCGAGGGCTCGGATGGCGCGGCGCTCTATTCGTCACTTCCCCGGGCCTTCCATGCGCTGGAGCTGATCGTCCACTCCGCGGGCGACATCATCGACCCGCTCAACCCCAAAAGGGTTTACGCCGATCTGACGGCGATCATCGCCGAGAACTGAGAGGATGCATCCATGGCTTTCCCGAATTTGCAGCGCGGAACGTCGTTCCGCATTCTCGCCGGTGACGGCGCGACGCCGACCGAGGCGTTCACGCTGATCTGCGTCGCCACGACGAAGAAGTTCACGCGCAGCATCGATACCGAGGATCATAAGGAGATCGACTGCGCCAATCCGGGTAATCTGCCGGTCCGCATCAGTGTGCCGACTGGCCAGAGCTGGGATCTCGAAATTTCCGGCCGCGCGGATTTTGCAAAGTATCTGACGCTCGAAACATGGCTCGACGGGAACGATCACAATATTCAGATCACGCGCGAAGGGACGGGCGTGCAGGGCGGCGGCAAGCACTCTGGCGCCGTGAAGCTGGTGAAGCTCGATCTCGGGACGAACGACAACAACACGGTGACCTTCTCGGCGGCCTTCAAGGGCCAGTTCGCCCTCCCCGCCTGGGTCGCCAATGCGTGAGGCCGCCATGTCGGAATCGATCGAGAGCACGGTCTATCGCGGCGCCTTCGCCGGGCGCCCGCGTCGCTTTTGTCTCCGCATCGGCGAGATCGGCGAGCTGGAGGAGCTGTGCGGCTCCGGCGTCGGCGCGATCTGGCGCCGGCTGGCGACGCTCGACTTCAAGCACTCGGACGTCCGCGAGACGATTCGGCTCGGCCTGATCGGCGGCGAAGAGACCACGCCGTCATCCGCCGCTGCGCTCGTCTCGCGCTATGTCGACGAGCGCCCACTCGTCGAGACGCTCGATCTCGCCATTGCGATTCTCGGCGCGTTGATGCGCGGCGCCGCGGAGGCGTCGAGAGACATGCCGGGAAAAGGGACGGCGGAGAGGAGCGACGATCCGGCGACCTCTCCGCCTATGTCATCGCCGGCGCCGCCCTCGGCCTTTCGCCCCGAGACGTGAAGGCGATGACGATTCCCGACTTCGTGAGCTGCTTGCGCGCGCTCCACGCCATCCACGGCGCCCCGGACGCTTCTGGCGCGCCGAGCGAGGACGAATGGTTCCGCGCGCTCCTGGAGGAGGGAATATGATCACCGTGGCGGCAGCATCTTTCCTCGCCGGCTCGGCGCGCCTCAGGCTCGAGGAAATGTCCGCATCGGCGTTGGGCGCCGGCGCGCGCATGGCGGCGATCGGCGACCCGTCTTCTGCGACGGTCTTGCGTGCCTGGGTGCGGGTCGAGGCCGGCGCGTGGGTGAGCGAGATCCCGGGCATGGACGATCTCGAGCTGCATGTCCGTGGCATCGCATCGATCGCCTATCAGACGGCGCTGGCGGTCGAGGCGAAGAATCCGGAGCGAGGCTTCCGCGAGATGCAAGCGCGCGCCGCGCCCAACCTGCTGCTCGGATGGCGCGGCCTGTCGGATCGCGGCAAGCCTGTGCGCTTTGCTCCGGCGCTCGCGACGAGCTGGCTCGCCGATGGTCGCCACGGCGCGCTGCTCGACGCTGTCCTGTGGGCTGCGGAGACCGTGCGATGAGCCTATCGGTAAGATTCCCCGTGATCGAAGAGGACATCGTCTTCGGCGTCGGCGGTGTGCTCGGCCCCGAGCAGCGCGCGGCGCAATTCGCCGCGGCCGTCGCGACGGACATCGCGCGCATCGATGACGAGAATGCGGCGCGCGCCGGCATTCGGCTCGACCATCGCATCTTCGTCGACGGGGCCGAGAGCGCCGATCTCAGCCGCGTGAAGCCGGAGAGCGAGATCTTGGCGCGATGGGACGTCGGCGTCGCCGTCGTCGAGTTCGTGTGGCGCATGCTGAAATCGGTCGGCCCCCGAGACAGCGGCGATTATCGCAAATCGGCCCGCATGTATGCCGGCGGCCGGGAAATCGACGAGCCGAAGGACGCGGCCGGCTGGGGCGAGGTCTTGATCCTGCCGACCGTGCCTTACGCGCGCAAGATCGAGCGCGGGTTGAAGGGCTACGGACCGGGCCATGTCTATGAGGCGGTCGCCCAATCCGCGCGCGTGCGGTTCGCGTCTGCCGCGCTCGTCAAATTCACTTTCGCCGAGCCCGAGGGCCCCGCGCCGGCGCTGGACGCCTGGGCGGCGACCAGCCCGACCGCCGCGTTGCAGCGCAAGCGCAAGGGCCGAAACAATCCGCGCCGGCAGCCGGCGATCCTCATCATCATGAGAGGGCATTGATATGGTCGACGTGTCCGCCCTGCGCCGCGAGGTCTCCTATGTTCTGAAGGAGGATGGGCTCGACGAGGGAACGCGCAAGCTGCGCGATTTCGGCGCGGCGAATCAAGACGCCGCCGCGAAGGCCGAAATTCTGACTCGCCAGCAGAGGGTGCAGGAGCAGAGCGTCCAGCGTGTCGCGGCGAGGCTCGAATCCTATGCGAAGACGCATGATCCGGTCTATCGCGCGCAGGAGCAGGTCGAGCGCGGAGAGCGCCTGGTCGCGGCCGCGCGCGCGCGGGGCGTCGAGGTGACGGAGGCGCAGATCGCGGCTCTCGCGAAAGCGCGGCAGCGATATGACGAGCTGTCCCAGGCCTCGAACGACAATGTGCGCGCCTCTGGCCTGCAGCGGCACGAATGGATCAATCTGTCGCGCCAGGCGCAGGACGTCGTCGTTTCCCTCGCCGGCGGCCAGAAGCCCATGACTGTGCTCTTGCAGCAGGGGTCGCAGATCGCGGATGTATTTTCCTCGCATAAGGGCGGCGCCGGCGCCGCGCTGGCGTCCGTTGCCTCGACGGTTGGCGGAATGATCTCGCCGCTGACCATCGCGACGGCCGCTTTCGTCGCGCTCGGCGTCGCAGCCGTCGATGCGGCGATCGGCCTTGCCGGCAAGCTGAAGGAGATCGACGAGGCCGCGCGCAAGGCCGGTGTGTCCTCGGACTTCTTTCAGGTGTGGACGCGCCAGGCGCGCACGCTGCGCGTCGAGGTCGACGATCTCCAGCAGGCCCTTGACCGCGCGAAGCAAGCGATGGCCGAGACGATCGAAAAGGGACAGGCGCAGCTGTCACCAGGCGCGAAGTTCCTGGTCGACCTGGAAGGCGCCGGCAAAATCTCGCGTACCGATCTCGCCTCCTATCTCAACGCCGACAGCGCCGACGCGAAGCTGACCGCCGTCCTCGAGACCATGCGCAAGCTCCTCGCGGCGGGACGGGAGGTCGAGGCCCTGCGGCTCGGCGAGGCCTTCTTCGGCGCGCCCGAGCTGGTCGACAAGATCGCCGAGGGATTGAGGGCCGGCAAGCTGCACATGGCCGAGCTGCTCCAGCAGGCGCGCGACGGCGGGACGATCCTCGACAAGGAGCTGGTGCAACGCTCGCACGAGCTGGACGAAAGGCTGCGCGCGGCGAAAGACGAGATGGAGCGCGGGCTGAAGCCGGTCCTGCACGATCTCGCCTCGCTCGGGCTCGACATCAAGGAGGGATGGGTTTCGACCGTCGAGGCGCTGGCGCGCGCGTCCAGGGCGGCGGCCGACTTGTATGGGAAGCTCGAGCCGATCGGCGATCTGCTCGAGAAGCTGTCGATTCTGCGCAGCGTCTATGTGCGGCTCGTCACCGATGCGGCGGCGCCGCCCGTGGACGCTGGCCCCTTCACGGAAGAAAACTTTCTGAAGCAGCCGCGCCTTCGGAATATTGCAGCGGAAAACAGGCAGAGCTTCGGACCGACCGATGCCGATGTTCAGGCGGCGGTCGACGCCAATCGGGACGCGGCGCGCAAATTTCTGAAGGGGCTGGAGCCGCCGGCGAAGACGGAAAAATCCGGCGGCTCCGCGTCGAAGACGAAGACGCTCGACGAGGTCGAGCGCTATATCCGCTCGCTCGAGCGGCAGAATGCGGCGCTCGAGGGCGAGGCCGCGGCGCTCGGCAAGTCCAACGTCGAGCGCGAGCAGTCGATCGCGCTGGCGAGGGCGGAGGAAGCCGCCAAGGAGCGCGGCAAGTCCCTCACGGAGGAGGAGACGCAGCGCATCCTGCGCAGCGCCGAGGCGCATGCGACGCTGCGCGAGAAGATCGACGAGGCGACCAAGGCCCGCCAGCGCATGGAGGAGACGCAACGCGCCTTCGCCAGCGGCGCGGAATCCGCGATCGAGCGCCTCATCCTCGACAATCAGAAGCTGGTCGATGTGCTGAAGGATGTCGTGAAGGAGCTCGAGCGCGCGGCGCTGAAGCAGGCGCTGCTCGGCGGCGACGGCAAGAGCGGCGTGCTCGGAACCATCGTCAACGCGATCTCCGGCGTCGTCACGCGCGCCGTCTCCGGCGGCCCGATTCCCACCATCGCGCAGGGCGGCTATGGCCCGGACCTGCCGGCGTCGACGCTCGGCCGGCTCGCCGAAGGCACGGATAATTGGCGCGGCGGGTGGTCCTGGGTCGGCGAGAATGGGCCCGAGCTGCTCAACCTGCCGCGGGGCTCGCAGGTTGTGCCCAATGCCGAGTCCGTCGATTATGTGCGCAGCATGGCGCGGATGGTCGGCGCCGGCCGCGCCCTGTCGGCGCCGCCGGTCCTCGTGCAGGGCCCGCGGCTCGATCTCTCCGGCCTCGCCATGCTGGGCGCAGGCCGCGCGGCGCCCGCCACCACGGTCAACATCCACAAGGCCCCAGCCGAAACCCGCGCGGAGGAGACGACCGATTCGGACGGCGGCCGCCACGTCAACATCAATTTGATGGCCGGCGAGCTGATCGAGCGGGGCGTCGCCACCCCGCGCGGGCGCGCGGCGCTGGCGATGTATGGTTTGCGGCCAGGGATGATCAAACGCTGATGGCGCTCCCCGTCTGGCCCGCCGTGCTGCCGCAGGCGCTGCGTCCGAACTATTCGGGCGCCTATGGCGACGGGCGCCTGCGCAGCAAGACCGACGCCGGCGGCGGCAAGCAGCGGCGCCGCTTCTCCAATACCGCGCGGCCGGTCCAGGCCGAGATTTGGATCGACGCCGGGCAGAAGATGGCGCTCGACGATTTTCTCGATCTCGACATCGCCGGCGGCGCCCTGCCCTTCTTGATGTTCGATCCCGAGCGCGACGGCTTGGCCCTGCTCGACAGCGCCGGAAACATGATCCTCGACTCGAGCGGCGCGCCGATCGGAACGCGGCGCCATTGCATCGTGCAGCTCGATGACATGCCCCAGATCGCCTCGGTCGGCCTGCGCTATCGCATCGGCCTCTCGCTCTTCGTGATGCCCTGAGGGTCTCCCCCGTGCCCTATGTCTCGCTCGACATGCGCCGCGCCATGCTCGCCGAAGCGACCGGCGATGTCGGCGTGGTGCTGGTCACCATCTCCCATCCCGATCTCGAGGAGCCCTTGCGTCTCTCCTCGGACAATGCCGAGCGGTTCTCCGTGGAGCCGCTCGTCTATGGCACCAGGTCGAACGGCGCCGATTATCTTTTCGCGCTGCGTGGCATCACTCTCCCCGATGCGGACTATACCGGCGCGGGCTCCGGCCAGCTCGTCATCGACGATATCGACGGCAGGTTCGAGCGCGCCCTGCGCGCCGTCGACGGCGAGGTGGCGGTCCTGTTTCAGATCGTGCGGGCGGCCGCGCCCGACGAGGTCGAATTCGTCTATGGCGACATGCGCGTGGTGCAAAGCGCGGGGGTCGCCGGCGTGCTGACGCTCGATCTCGCTTATGTGGACGGCGACGAGCCCTGCCCTTGCGACACCATGGGCAAGGAGAATTGTTCCGGCCTGTTCTGGTGATCATCCGCAGGAGAGCGCCGCATCGCGAATCTTCTCTGCGTAGAAGGTTGTGCCTCTGACCGTAGGCATTGCTCTGACTTCGATATGTGTGAAATCGCCCTCTCCTTTGAATCGCGCTTCATAGGCCACCACCATGCCAGCGCTGGACTTTATCTCCGCGGTGTTGATCCCGGACATTTCGGTGTGTGTGAGGCCGATCGAGCTTTCCTCGCTCAATTGATGATAGGCGCAAGCGGCGAGGCGGCTGTAGTTTCCAGGAATGACGATCGTCGTCAGTGGATAATCCTTCGCTGTATTGCAGCTCGCGCAAAAACTGGCGGCGATCACGAGAGAAAATGCTCGCTTCATAGGAAATTCCTCCAACAATTATGGAGACGAAATGATCGTCGAGTCCTGGTCGAATGTCTATATCGGCCTGCCCTGGCGCGCGCGCGGCGCCGATCGCCGTGGCGTCGATTGCTACGGCCTGCTGCGCCTGGTCTATCGCGACCAGCTCGGCCTCGATCTCGTCTCCTATGCCGACCGCTATGTGACCGCCGATGAGCGGGACGAGATCACCGCGATCATCGCCGAGGCGTGCGAAATCGGCGATTGGCGCCGCATCGCGCCCGGGACGGAGCGGTGCTTCGATGTCGCCTTGTTCCTCTTTCATGGCGTCGAGAGTCATCTCGCGATCGTCACGCGCCCTGGCGTCGCGCTGCATGTCGACACGCATAATGGCGCGCATCTGATCCACTATCGCGAGCAGCCCTGGTCGCTTCGGCTGACCGGCTTTTGCCGTCATACTTCAATGAAAGAATCGTGATGTCGCAGGAATTGACGACCGTCGATCCGGCGCCGGTCTCGGCCGTCGGCCTGCCATGGATCGATCTCGCGCGTCGCGAGACCCGCGTCTTCGCCGCTGGAGTGACGCTCGCGGAGATCGTCGCGGCGATGATCCCGTCGCGCGTCCTCGACAATGAGGAGACGGCGATCCGAGTGACGATCGGCGACGCCGCCTTCGAGCGTCGCCTGTGGAGCAAGGTGCGTCCGCAGCCGGGTATGATCGTCGTCGTTCGAGTGCTGCCAGGAAAGCCCGATGCGCTAAAAGCTGGGCTCCTACTCGCCGCGACGGTGGCGGCTGTCGCGCTCGGGCAAGTTTATCTGGGGCCGGCGGTCGCGACAGGCCTCGGCATTGCGGAGGGAACAGCTCTTTTCGCCGGCACCGTCTCCGCCGTCACCGGCGGCCTCCTCCTCGCCGGTCACTTCCTGGTCAACACGCTCGTGCCGCAGCGCAGCGCGCAGGCGCAGAATGCGGCGGGCTCCACCTCTCAGAGCTATTCGATCGCCGGATGGTCCAATCCGATCAATCCCGGCGGCGCCGTGCCTTTCGTCCTCGGCCGGATGCGCGTCGCCTTGGTCCATGTCGCGAGGCCCTATCGCGACGTCTACAATGGCGACGTGCATTCGATCGCCCTCCTCACCGCCGGCTATGGCGGCGTGCAGATCGATGATCTGCGCATCCGCGACACGCCGATCGGCGACTATAAGCAGCTCGCCTATGAGCTGCGCGGCGGATGGGAAGGCGAGGATCCGGTCACCCTCTATAACGTCCAGGTCATAGAGGAAGAGGTCGCCGTCGAGCTGCTGCAATCGACGGTGACCGATTTCGGACCGGATGTGCGCCGAAGCGCGTCCGGCGCCAATCTCATCTCCCTCGAGGTCACCTTCCCGGCCGGACTGATCTCCTTCTTCCAGATTCAGTCCGGCGAGCAGCAGGTGATGCAGCAGGGGCCCTGGACCGTCAATTTCCGCGTGCAGGCGCGGCCGGCGTCGTCGGAGAGCTGGACCGTGCTCGGCGACTGGGCGGTCTCCGGCGTGCAGCAGCATCAGCTGATCGCCACCTGGGAATGGGAGCCGCCGACGCAGGAGAGCTATTTCATCCGCTTTTATCGGCTCGACCAGGATTGGGATTTCGTCGATCAGTCGGCGCAGGAATGGCGCATCATCTCGCGCTCGATCTGGACGGCGCTGCGCACCTATCGCTACCGCTATCCGGTCAACTTCAAGAAGCCGATGAGCCTCGTCGCCGTCGACGTGCGCGCGACGTGGCAGATCAACGGCCGCGTCGACATGCTCAACGCGCTGGTGACGCGCGTCGCGCTCGAGTGGAACGCCGGCTCGGGGACATGGTCCGAGGCCGAGACGGAAAATCCCGCGAGCGGCTTTCGCTGGGTGGCGCAAGGGCCCGTCATCGCCTTTCCGCGGTCCGACGATCGCCTCGATCTCGAACGGCTGCAGCAGTGGCACGAGAGCTGTGAGGCGCGCAATCTCACCTATAGCCGCTTCCACGACTTCCCCTCCTCCTTCAGCGAGGTCCTTGCGGACATCGCCTCGGCCGGCCGCGCCGTGCCGATCATGCGCGCCGGCAAATTGAGCGTCGGCGTCGACGAGCCGAAGACGGAGATCGACGGCTGGATCACGCCGCGCAACTCGCGCAACTTCACGATCCGCCGCCAGCGCGTGCGGCGTCCCGACGCCTTTCGCGTGCGCTTCCGCGACCGGACCAATGACTACGAATGGGCCGAGCGCATCGTGCCGCGGCCCGACTTCATCGGCGACCCGCGCATCGTCGAGGAGCTCTCGCCGCCCGGCGTGACCGATCCCGACGCCGCCTATCGCGTCGGCCTGTGGCGTCATTACGAGATGGAGTTTCGCAAGGATGAATATTCCTGCGAGATGGATTTCGAGGCCCTCACATTCGAGCGCTTCTCGCGCGTGCAGGTCTCCAACGACATGCTGAACGAGGTAATGAAATCCGCGCGTGTGCGCTCAGTGACCGGCAATATCGTGAGGCTCGACGAGATCGTCGAGATGAAGGAAGGCGAGTCTTACGCCGTTGTCTTCCGCCACATCGGCGCGAGCCCGACGGGTCCGGACATGGGCATATTCCGGTACGTCGTGACGGAGCCGGGCGAGACCCTGTCGCTGCTCCTCGCCGGCTCCGGCGCCCTGCCCTCTGTCGGCGATCTCGCAATGTTCGGCCTCGCCGAGGAGGTGACGCTCGACTGCGTCGTCAAGCGGATCGAATCGATCGGCGATCTCGATCGGCGCATCATCCTCGTCGACCACGCGCCGCAGATTCACGAATACACTGATGCGGCCGAGGTGCCCGAATGGGATGGCTCGGTCGGCGCCGATGTCGAGACCTCCTATCTCGCGGCGGCCATTCCGCTCTTCGCCTCGATCCTCTCCTCGGCGATCTCGCCGGCCGCCGGATCGTCCACTCTGTTTGTCAAGCTGGCTCGATCCTCGGCCGGCGGTCCGGTCACCTCCTACCGCCTGCAGCATCGGCTACAGGGTTCTGGCGGCTGGACGACGATCGAATTCGGCGCGAGCCCCGGCTCGACGATCATCACCACCTATTCTGCCGCCGACATCGTCGAGCTGCGCGCCGAGGCGCTGGGGCCCGGCGGCGATAGCGGCTATTCGGACATCGTCACCCACATCGTCGCCGCGACCGATCCGGCGCCGAGCGGTCTGACGAGCTTCTCCGCCGCGCAGCTCGATGCCACGACATGGCGCTTCACCTTCGCGACCGCGCCAGCCGGCGGTGACGTGCTGATTAAATACAGGGTCGGTCACTGGACATCGTGGGCCAATCTGACGTCGCAGCTCGACGCGCAATCGTCGAATCCTCACGACAGCACGACGCCCGCGATCACATCCGCGACCGAATACAGCTTCGGCGCCCGGCTCATCGACTCCTCGGGAGTCGAGAGCGGCGCGCCGATCATCGTCCAGGTCACTTCGGCCTGATCTGGCGCGGCGCCATCGCGCCGCATCTACACATCCAAAAATGGAGGACTCTATGACTGCAGGACACGTGATCACGACTATCGACTCGGTCACGACAGCCGAGGAATTTCTCGGAAACTCCGATCGCGGGATTGGCCTCGAGGGGCCGTTCCGGATCAGTGCGGCCGATGCGGCGGCGCAGATCGCGGGTTTGCTGCCGATCGGCAGCGTGGCGTTCAGCGTCAAGGCGATCCTCTCCACCCCGCCGGCGTGGCCGGCGGCGGGAGACCGCTACATCATCGGCGCGAGCCCGACGGATGACTGGGCGGGCCGCCCCGATGAGGTCGCCGAATGGCGGGACGACGCCTGGTTCATTGTGCCGCCGACGACGCGGATGTTCTGCCTGATCGAGGCCGACCACAAGCTCTACGCGTGGAATGACGCGGCATGGACGTCGCTGATCGAGGGGCGGCTCACCTTTGCGACGGAGGCCGCGCGGGACGCGGTCACCAATGCGGCGGCAAATGTCCAGGGAGAGGTCGTCGCCGATGTAGTCGGAACGACAGCGACACGCTCGCGTGCGTCCAATGTCGCGACCGTCGGGACGACGGATCCTCACGGGCTTGCGGTCGGCGTGACGGTCAATGTGCGCGGGCTCGGCGGGGCGGGCTACAATGGCCGCGTGACGACTCTCGCAGGCACGACGGGCTCGACGATCGTCTATGCGAGCACGGGCGCCAATGAGAGCTCGAACGCCGACACGGGAGGCCAGGTCGATCGCAATGGCGTCTCGATCTCCAATGGCGCCGGCGCTTGGACGTGGATCGCCGACCTGGGATTCGACGGACTCGCCGCACGCGTCGCCGCGGTCGAATCCGACATGACCGCGCTCGTGGATTCCGTCGACTCGGCGATCTCCGCCGCGTCGAAGCCGCTCGATCATGTGCGCGACAGCATCTTTTCGACGAAGGCGAGCCCGTCGCGCGGCGCCCTCAAGGCGCTCTGGTATGCGGACGGGCCGAAGACATTTCACGCGCCGGGCGTCGTCTCGACACTCAAGAGCATCGATGCGGCCGAGCTGACCCTCTCGCTGCACTCGACGCTCTTCTCCGGGGCTGATCCGCGCCCAGTGGTGCAAGACAAGGGAATCTATTTCAACAATCAGGCCGGTCTTTCCATTGCGTCCGGAATCCTGACGAAGACCGACAAATTCGCGCTGCATCATGTCTTCGAGATCGGCGTGACGAATACCTACCCGCTGAAAACCGATATGGTCGCGGCGGGCGGAACCGAAGGTGACATTGCGCAGGTCACCGGCGACACGATCACGACCTACACGCCGGACCTCACCAATGTCTTCGAAGGCGGCTACGCGGATGCGAATCTGGTCAGAGGATTCTATATTCGCAATTTCAGCGCTTGGGCCACGAACAACGTGATTTTCGAATTGTTCGCATTCATGTCTGCTGACGGCAAATATCTGAAGGCATATCTCAACCGTCTCGGCCAGATTTTCTTCACGATGTATGACGGCGTCGCGATCGCCACCGTCCAGAGCAAGGCGACCGTCGTCGTCGGAAATGGACGTCATCAGATGTCGATTTTCCGCGACGCCTCGGGGACCCACATGTTCCTCGATGGCGTCGAGATCGGATATGACGAGTCGGTGGTGAAAAGCTTCGGCGTCGTGACGCATCAGGTCAACATCACCAATCTCGCGAACTTCTACATCAATGGGGATTCGCGCGGCGTAAATCCCGCCATTCCGGTGAATGGCGTCCGGCACTGGTTCACTGCGTTCGCCGTGATCGATGATTGCTCTTGGGACGGCTTCCGGATGTCGCATGACGCCATCGCGGATTACGCGGGGACCACGCGCCTCGACTATCGGCCCGAGGTATGGGGCGTCGCGAAGAGCGGGCAGTCATGGGGCCAAGGTTCCATCGACACGTCGTCGGATACCTGGACCAACCCGAACGGTTGGAACGGCATGGTGACGCGCGAGAACACGTCCAACTCGGGCGAGCATAATTCACTGACGCGCGAATTTTTGCCGGGAGTGTTCGCGCATTCGCTGCCGTCGAATAACGACTCGATCGGTCCCATGACGATCGAAACCAACACATTCGGGAATGTGTCAAAAACTAACGGCTTTTCGAGCACTGGCGAAACGATCGAATGGGGGATGATGAAATGGTTGATCAATCATGCCGGCGCGCCGCGCGTCGACTGGCTGCTGACCAATGCCAGCGCGGGCGGCAACACGATCGCCAATTTGTCCGCTGAGTCGAGCCCGTCGATCCTGGTGCAGGCGCTGAAGTCTTACAATGAGGGCGCGTCGCCGAATGTCATTACGACATATGAGATGCTGCTCCAATCGATCGTCGCTGCGAGAGACTGGGCGACCGCGCGCGGCAAGCGCTACAAGCTGAAATTCTTCATCTGGCAGCAGGGCCACTCCGACACCTCGAACACGAATTATGTGACCGACTTCTTCGCCTATTACGACAAGTTCAACGCGGCGGTGAAGCGGATCACGGGCCAGTCAGACGACGTGATGTGCTTCATTCCGCAGATCAGCTATTCGTCGGACGGGACCAACAATCGCGGCGTGTCCGCCTCGGCCTATATCGATCAGCTTTTCCTCGACATCATCGACCAGCGCGGCACGCGTCCGATTTACAACGTCGGCCCGATGTTACAGATCACCAATCACATCCATCCATACCGCCTCGGTTATCGATGGATCGGCGAGATTTTTGGAAAGATCATGTCGCGCGTCGCCTTCGATGGCGTCGATTGGCAGCCGGTGCGGCCGAAGACCTTCACGCTCGGCGCCAATTATGTCGATATCAAATATTGGCTTATGCCCGGCCGACAGCTGCAATTCGTCGCGTCGAACAACAACAACATCAACGGGATCGTTCAGACC